ATCCTAGAACCTGCCGTCATGTTGTGGGCATAACGAGTAGTGACTGTTGCAGTCGTTCCAGTACCTGTAATAGAAGTTACAAACAATGCGGGCTTCAAGGATGAGCCAGTAGAAAACTGAATACCTTTACCAGACTGGTAACGGAAATAACGGCGAGTTTGACGAATCAACTGTTGATTAGGCGCTCCACCACCAGCGGTAAATGCTACACCACCGTCAAAAGTACGAGGCTCCACATAACCAGCAGGACGGGCATAGAGCGTAGTAGTGTTAGCCACGTTGGTAATAGCCGCCGCTGTTACTGTTCCGTTAGTATTTACAAAAGTAAATGAGTTAGCCGATGGAACTGTTGCAACAACAAATGCACCATTGATAGATGTTCCTGTGCTAGTTGTACCTTTGATATAAATCAAACTGTCTTTTTGCAAACCGTGAGCGCCAGTTGTTGTACAAGTTACAGTAGCTGTACCGTCTGTTACAAACGCTGTTGTTCCAGTTAAGCTAATACCGCAGTTTGAATAAAAATAACCTACGTACACATAAGTGCCAGTTGCGCTATATTTTTCCCCTGCTGCTGGAGCAGTAGTAGGAATAACTGTAAATGTTGTACTAGCAGATACGCCAGCAAGAGTCATCCACCATCCATTTGCATACGCATCAGTTGCGTTTTGTATAAAGATTGGAGTCTGTGCTGCAATCGTAACTGCCGCCGCAGTAGTAATTGTTAATGTTGTTGTGCCTGTAATACTTGTAACATTCAAAGGCTGTTGCTGAATATTGTATACGCTTTGTCTATTGTTTTGAAGCGCAATAGATTCCCACTTGGTAGGTTGCGTACCATATTCAAAGTCGGTATCAATCAACGCCTGTGGTTGAGATACACGAAATTTTCCCACTGGGTCTTGTGCTCCCGGCGCAGGAGTAAAGTACGGCGTTGCCGCACCCGAAACACTAGTGCCTTGAATAGGAAGCGATTTGTTTGTTGCCGAATCTACGACGGTCCATCCACCTGACATATTAAACTCCTTAAAGCCAAAGAAGGGGGCCGAAGCCCCCACTTAATTAATCGAAGTTAGCGTATGGGTAAGTTGTGGAGTTACCAATGCTAGGGTCAGGTTGGGTATAGACAACTTGAATACCATATTTACCAGCAGTAAATGGTGCAGCACCGTTTGCGCCTGATACGTTAGTTGCCAATGTAATAACAACCTGAGAAATCAAAGAACCATTGGGGTCTGTATTAGCACCTGTGGGGTTAGTGATGTCGCCTGTTGTACCAGCAAACAAGTTGTTCAACTGAGTGGCACTGAAAGCAGTGGTCAAACTCTGACGGCCTGCGCTAAACGTAGTGCTTGATGTTCCAAGGGCTGCATAACGGGCTGTACCACCTGAAGCTGTAAAGCCGTTGCTCACCAAAACTTCCATGCCGGTAACAGTACCAGTGGTTAAAGTTTGGAGGGCTTGTACATCAACAATAACATTACGAATCAATGAACCGTAAGGCAAATAAAGAACTGCGCCGCGATAAAGAATCGTTGCTGTGTCAGCAGTGATTGTCGCTGCTACGGGTGGATACACAGTAGATGATGCTGTGTAAACAGTTGCGTTAGTGTTAGCGACGTTGTTTGACGAAACAAACACTCGGTTAGCACCAGCATAGTTTGCTGTGTAATTACCTGTGTTGGTCAAATCAAGAACGACTGACTGTGTTAGGACCGAGTAACCTACGTTACGAAGAGGGCCAAAACGGTTGTTGCCCTGTAGGACTGGGCCTTCAAATGTGGAACGTGCCATGACAAACTTCCTTATGCAAAAGAACTCTTACCAATCGTTGCATCGTCTGCTGGGGCAGTGGAGGTAAGAGCAATCACCCAGATGTGGAGAATATACACTATTTTGCAGGTGTGTCAATCAATTTATTAATTTCTTAAAGACTTAGTAACAGGTAATTTTTATTGTTTGTGGTTCGACACAGGTAATGCAATATAAGCATACGCGAAAAAGAAAAAGGCCCCTTGTGGGGGCCTTCTTTAGTACTTTTAGTTCTTGTTTTAGAAAGAACCAGAAGAACCAAAGACTCCAAGAGGGTCTGACCAGCCAAAGCTGTAACGCTCACGAGCCTTATAACGTACGTTGCCGGTATCAAAATCACCGTCCATTGAGTTTTGCAATGGTGTACGAACAAACATCTTCAAACCGTTAGGTACGTCAGTTGTCAAGAACCAAGCATTTGTGTCTGTCAAATAGTGGTTAACGGTGTACCCTTCGGGGATAGCGCCGTTATTCTTGATAGCGTTAATGTCGTTGTTGTTTGTACCAACGCGCAAACTTGTTTCCAAGAGGCGGGTAGCAACGAACATCAATGCAGGTGGGATTACCAGCTTTTTGGGCTTGGCGGCGATTAACAATCCACGCTCGTCTGTCCAAGCAGCGATTGCAATAACGGCGGCTTCCAAAGAAGTCTCGTTAAGGTCGGCTTGAGTAGAAGGAGTGTTTGCGTTAACACCACCGTTAACCAAGGGATGGGAAGCGCTAAACAGAGCAACGCCGTCACCGCCAGCATAAGCAGCAGAGAAGCCATTGTTCAAAGTAGCAGCAGCTTTAATCTGCTTGGTGTATGCCATAGCACGAGCCAAACCTTTGGTATAGCGGGCTGACAAAGAATCGTAGAGGTTATCTTCGATAGCTTCTTCAGTAATCGCAAAGCCCAAGGCGATGGTTTCGTGGTTGTAGCGGGTAGTCCATGCCTCTTGAGCATTGTCATAAGCGATGGCAGAACCCTCGTTTTTGACAGGAGCGGCAGAGAAGCCTGACAGCTTGGTCTCTTCTTCAAAGCTACGCTCTGAAGTTTCGATTTCGTACAGTTCTTTATGCTCTTCGCCGTAGCGTGCATACTCTAAACCGAACAAAGCGTTAAGACCCGGAAGGAGTTCCTTCAATAGTTGTGCGCGTGAAATAGCCATTTAAGTTACTCCTTAAGCTGTTTGAGTACCAAGAGCAGTGTAATACGAGTGCGTAGCGAAGTTAATCTTGCAAAGAACTTCTTGGTACTGCGTAAACACCATCGTGGATGCGGTTGGAATAACGGTAGCTGTAGCGGCGACTCCGCCAGCATTAACTACCCCGTATTGGGCATTAACAACAACTGAAGTTGCGCCAGCAGTTGTGACCGCCGTAGAAACGTAGTTTGCTGTACCAACAAATTGACCATTGGATGCCAAGAAACCAACATCTGTACCCACGGGGAGTGGTTGCAATGTGTTGTTGGTAGCCGACAAAGTCAAAGTTGTTGTGCCTGAAGACCATGTTGCTGTTCCCAAAGGAATAGCGGTCTCTTGAACCACGTCAATAATTTTAACGGGTAAAGCAGCAGTTGTAGCAGCAGAAGATGCCAAAATGCCGTTTGACGAGTTACCAGTATTGACGTTACCAGCCAAGTTAGAGATAGCCATGTTTAGACCAATCATGGAACGTGAAGCAGAACCAATAACGATTCCGCCTTGCGTAGTCACGACAGCAGCCTTGAACACTGTATCTGGGTCGTCGGTTACGATGGCGTATCCGTCTCCAGCTAAAGTAGAAGCAGGCCAGTACTGGCTAAAACGTTTTTGCTTGGACACCGGGTCTGTATAAGAACAGCCCAAGAAAATGCCTACGAAACCTTCTCCAGCCGCACCAGTGGAGGCAGAGCCACCAGTAGTAACTGCTAAACGGGTAACGAAGCCGCGTGTAATAGAAACAATATCGCCATAAAAAATGTTGGTGGCATAGCCGTATTGCACGGGGTAGTTACGAGTAGAACCCGAAAATACCTGTCCACCAATCAAGTTTACCGGCTTCAGTCCGTAAGGACCGCTAATCGTCGGAAAAGCCATTTGAGACTCCTTGTTAAATTAAGAACCAGAACCAAAAGTAACCTTCGAGCTACTCTCTTTAAAGAGTGGCATTCTTGGGTCGCTTTCTCTCATCAAATTGTTATCTACAGCGTCCATCTGGGCTTTGTTTTGGTTAGCAAAATATGCTCCCCGCTGTTTCAAAAACTCAGTTGGAATTTTGCAAAGCAACAATCCACCCACCTCGATGTTCCCTTTTAGAGGACCGTCAGTGGCTGCGTGCATCATCAATTCAGGATACTCCTCCGCTTTACAGGGTTCATATCCTTCGCGTAGCTTAGAAGAACGATTTTGAGGGTCGGCTTGTCCCATCATGCTGATGCGTACCCAACGGTGCGTCCAGCCCTCTCGTGGTTCGGGTGATGGTAAAGTTTCCGGGGGTTTCCATGCTGCTACTCTCTGAGTAACTGCGCGGGTATCCAGTTCACGGGCAAGGCGATTTTGCGCCTTCTCTTTTACTTGTTCCATCATATTTCCCTTCTAAGTTTGGCAACCTGTTTCGCATATTCTTCCATTGGCACCCCAAGGCGACGCGCAATGGCGGCTTCGGAAGCTTTTAGTTTTATACGATTAGGTGAGGTGCTACGTGTAGCAGGAGCTACAACAGCAGCAGGTTTTGCGGCACGGCGTGGAGATTCGTCATCTTCATCCGGTTCTGACGTTCTTTTTGGAGGCAGTTCGTCTTCCTCTTGGCTCTGAGCGTCTTCAAACTGCTCAGGAAATCTTCGGCGCATTGTTTTATCAATGGTTTTAAAGTACTCTTCAGTACCTATGTAATCCGGACCATACTGCTTTTGTAACTTTCTGTCAAGCCCCATAGCAGATGCCGTCATTTCTTCGTCTACTCCCCACCAATCACTGTTGTTTTCTACCCAACGCTGAGTGCGCTGATTAAGTTTTGGTTTCTCAGCTTGAGGTGGTTGAAATTCTCTTTCTTCGACTTCGATGGGCCTCATGTCTGAAGTTTTATCTAGTCTTAAAGTAGCCTTTGCTATTTCTGCTTGGGCTTCTGTGATTGCGTCTATATCACCTTGCTCGTAAGCTTCTTTGTATTTACGTTTGGCGTTCTCTAATTCACCTTGTGCAGATGACTGAGACTGCTCAATATACATTTTGCTACCGCTTGCAAGTTGCTGTTGGAGGCGTTTATTCTCCTCATACACTTGCTTGGCAAAGGTTTCCGCCGCTTCGCGCTCGCGTAGGGCTTCTTCTTTGGCACGGCGCTCGTCGTGGTTTGCGCGAGTCATGCGTTTAATGCGTTTTTGCACTTCTTTAGAGTAGGACGATAACTCTGCATCGTTTGAGAAGTCATCAGCGGTGTCCGTTGTTGGGGCAACTCTGTCAGCTTCTGGTCTATCGTCTTCTATCTCGATGTCCATCTCTTGCGTTGGTTCTTCTTGCTCGTGTGGAAGTTTGTATTCCTCTTTAAATTCAGCCATGTCTTACTCCTTATGCGGCACGGGAAATTCCCCGGGGGTCTTGAACGACAGCTTCAACCGTATCATCATTGATAATGCGGAATTCTCTACCGTGAATTTTCAGGCGGGTGCCCGAATTGGGTCGGCAAATGACAAAGTCACCTACCTTGCACGAAGGTCCATTTGGGAACCTTGTTGTATCGGTAAAAGCGTCTGGCCCCATCTTGACTACAAATAGCACTGGGGTCAGTACTTCTTCATAGTGCATGGTCTGTCCAGACTTAACTATCCCTATATCGCTATCGGCAAACTCCTCCATTGCTTCTGGGACAATGCACAGAAGGTGGAATCGTTGTGGGTCGGGCAACTGCTTGGCTTTCTCTTCAGCATCTGTTTGCAAGATACCAGAAAGGTCAACGGCAGAGACGTTGAAATTACTCATCGGAATACTCCAGTTTTACGGCGAGGTCTTTGACAAGTGATTCTGCGTGGGTTAGACCTCGAATAATCCCGCAGACATGCCGATACTCGGCAAAATCTTTAGCCCCGCCCCCGTTAAGGAACACGGCTTGGTCGTTACGGAGCTTGTCAATCTCCCTAGCTAAATGCGTCAATATTTTGTCATTCACTTATTGTCCTTCTTAGGTGGTTGTTGTTTGTTTTGTTGTGAACGTTGTTGAGCCATTTGTACAGCCATCTGCGCCTTTTGTTTAGCTATATCTACCCCAAGGCGAACACCTTCTAACTGCTGACTCTTAGCTAATTTGTCTTTATCTGAAGCGGCTTTCGCCCCTACCTGCATAGCAGCAATTTCTTTTTGCGCAGCAATTCTTGACTCTTCAATTCTAATTTGGTCAGCCTTAGTAGCAGCGTCAACTGCTTGTTTTTGCGCTTTGAGTTTTAAATCTTCTTGGCGCAACTGCAACTCTTGCATCTGCATCTGTACCACTGGGTCTTGCATTTGCTGCTGGTTAGCCTGTTGTTGCGCTTGTTGTTGGTCACGCTGTGTAAGTTGCTGAGACGCTTGAGCCACTAACATTGCAATCTTGTCTGCCAACTCGGGGGGCATATGTTTGTTTTGCTCTTCGTTAGGCAACGGCATATTTATAGCCATCTCAATTTGTTTGCGATACTCAAACGCAATGTGCTCGTTAATATGGGCCATAGCAGACGCCATAATTGCTTGCGCTTGCGGATTCATTGCCATTAATTGCTGAATTTTAGGATTCTGAATTGCCGCCATATGTGCTTGAATATGCGCTTCGTGATTTTGTTCTACAAACGCTTTTACAGGTTTGCCAATAAGAACATTCTGGTTCTCCTGTACTGGGTCAGTAGGAACCATATCTTCTTCAGTTTTTACTAACTTGTCGGCGTTTTTAATGCCTAGAACTTCAATCATCTGACGATGTAAAAGTGGTAAGTCATACAACTGAGGGGCTGACTGTGCAAGCTGCATTGCCGCTTGATACTGCACAATCTTCTGTGCCATCGTTGCTGCGTTGGGGTCACTAACTGGAATTACATCTGTTGAGTCATAGTCTGATTTCTTGGCTTTGCGACTTGCGTCTTCAGGGTCGTAATCGTAGGACTCTGGTGTGTAGTCGGCAATGATTGCTTTTAGTAATTTGAACTCTTGCTTCATCGTGTAATGCAAACGAGATTGAACCGCTGTCATCACCTTTAATGTACGTTCAAGCAGAGCCAATGTTGTACCAACAGGAGCGTTAGTGCTCATGTCTGACACGTTCATATCTCCACTAGAAGCAAAAGCGCGACCTTCTTCTACTATGTTCTGAAACAAGGCATAGAGTACTTGGGAAGGTTCTTTATATGGCAGAGGTAATATGTTGTCTCGAATACTTCCCGAGGGTACATCCACGTCTCTAAACTCACCGGGTTGTATAGGAGTATCGTCGCCTTTGATTCTGAGGCCACGGGATTTGAGTCCGCCGGGGAGATTACTAAGAGTACCAGCATCAACAAGCTGCCGAATAAGCATAGTGGCAGACTTAGCGTAACCGCCAATAAGATGGATAAGTCCATACCCATAGAACCCAAAACCCGGGATGTATTGATAGTGAACAAAGTGTTGGCGCTTGGTGTGGAGTTCATCGTCTTCATACCAATTTCTCCTAATTGCTAGAACAGTTCTAGAGCCTTTTTCTAGCGTTACTACATAGGGAAGTGCAATACCTGTCTCACGTTTTTTCTTATCTTTATGTTCAAACCCGGGGAGGTTTAAATCTACGTGCATCTCTAGCACTCGGTATCTATCGTCTTGGGTTGCAGTCATGCCAGTCTCTTCGGCTTTTTGCTTCTCAATATCATCTAAGTCATAGCCCGGTTCACCTAAGTCTGCGTCACAATAAAACCCAGCTTCTTGTAGTTTAATTAACTCGTTTTCTGTTTTACGCATGACGTGCGTAACACGCTCTGCACCCTCCAGATTACTTGCCCCGTACGGCACAACGATGTCTTCAGCAGGAATAAACACCGCGACCTGCCTACCTTTGCTTGGGTCATAGTACACCTTCTTAAATGCTGAACCCGCTATGGGTAAGTTCCACAACATCTTCTCATGCTCTGGTCTGTACTCGACCATTACATCTGTCAATTGGTAGTTCATGTCCTCGCGCACGCGGGCGGCGGCTTCTTCTTTTAGCAGGTCTATTGCCCCTACAATTTGCGTCTTAACTGGACCCATCGCTGGGAACGTCTCCATCATTGCTTCACTCTGAAATCTCACAACTGATTCAGTCAACATGGGGTGGAACACTCCACAAGCTCCCTGCCAAGGTTCAGTCCTATCTTCATACTTTAAACCTAGTAATTTCAAACCATCAACATAGGTTTTTATCCAGTCTTTGCGGTCCATCTGGTCTTTATCAAAGTCCTCAATAAGGTCGTTAGCTAGTCCACCTAACTCACCTTCATCCATGTATTCAGCTAAGTTTGCACCAAACGTCTCGGCAGTTTCGCGTTCTGGTTTTAGTTGTATCTCAATATCCCCAAGACCAATATTGACAGACTCTGGGTCCTCAATCTCAATCTCCATATCGGGGCCTTCCTCCATACCAATACCCATAGGGGCTGCATACAAACCTTTATCCATCGAACTTGTTGCCATGATGTGTCCTTAAACTGTGTAGTAGCGCTCACTGCGCCTACTTTTAAACCATTGAATCTCTTCAGGTTCATCGCTTGGTAAGCGAAGAAACCCACCCTGACGAAACCGCATAAGTGCCAGTGTTGTTGCGTCTACCAAGTCATCGTGTTCGCCTGACGGAAACGCAGCTACTTCGTCTACTAGTTCTTCAGCCCAACGAGTCTGAGGAACCCATACTTTGCCGGATGCAATTATGTCTGAAACTGAGTTCAAACGGGCAATTTTGTCCTGCCCCCTGCTTGGCGTGTATTCTTGTACAGGTATGCCCATTGCACGCATGTCATATATAAGTGGCGCACCAGACGCTTTTTTCTCTACTAATACGCTATCAGGTTCGTACTCGTTGTACTCTTTTAAAAAATCTCGTTTTAGCTCCGGATACTCAACACGCTTCTTATATGTGTTTAATAGGATAACGTTCGGCGCTCCGTGGTCTTCATCTAGATAAAAGATACCCCAAGTTGTGCCAGCAGAATAGTCAGCACGGTTATTTTTTTCAAACGCGGTGTCCCATGTCTGCAAAATGTACTCGCATTTAGGTGGGTCGTCATGCTCCCACCATTTCCACCAGTCTCTTTTGACAATAGCTGACTCATTTCCGACAGGATTTTGCTGATATTGAGCCTGCCATTTACCGTTTGGAAGTTCTTCACGTAGCGCTTCTAGCTGTTCTAAGGGCCAAAATCCGGGCCATAAAGGGTTACCAGAAGGTAAAATTGCAGGAAATTCAATGACTTCCCACTCCTCACCACCTCTTTGGGCCGAAGATTTAAGCACTTGTCCCGTCAAATCTCGCATAGCCCAGCGAGTCATAACAATAACAATAGACCCACCCGGCTGTAAACGCTGACGCGGACCTGACGTATACCACTCATATACCTTATCGTAGACTTCTGGATTGCTGGCAGCCATTGCCGCCTCTTGTTCTGAATGCGGGTCATCTATTATTAGTATGTCAGCGCCTTTACCGGTCACAGCACCGCCCACACCAATAGCAAAATAGTCACCACCAGCGTTAGTATTCCAACGTCCAGCCGCTTTTGAGTCAGTTTGCAGCCCAACATTAGGAAAAATTTCTTTATAAATCTCTAAATCCACTAGATTTCGCACTTTTCTACCAAAACCCACCGCTAATTCAGCAGTATGGGACGTTTGAATTACTTTTTTATGTGGATATTTACCCAAAAACCATGCTGGAAGCAGATAAGACGCAAATTCTGACTTGGTATGGCGGGGTGGCATGTTAATAATGAGCCTTTTAAGCTCCCCACGGGCAACTCGCTCAAACGCATTAGCCATTTTGCGGTGATGCGCACCCTCAATGAAGTGGGGCCACATCTTTTTTACAAACGGCATGAAAAATTCCCTTGCGTTTTCTCGGTCCGCAAGTATTTCATGCTCCGCTAGGGAAGCATAAAGGTCCCTTAATTGGGATTCAGGAAGATTTGGAAGTATCTTCAGAAGATTCTGTAATTCCTGCTGGTCCATCTATTAAACCTAGCTCCTCGTTTATGTCTCTAGGGATGACGTCTTGCACATTTCCAGCAATAAGTCGCGTAATTTTCTCTTGGATTGCTTGTTTTAGGTCTACCGAAGACCTATGGGTAATAGTAATCTCGGATTTTTCAGTAAACGCCCCAACATCAGACAGTTTTCCTAGTAGTTCAATAGCACGAAGCTCACTCTTAGGTTCGCCGCATGCGCTTATCTCTAGCAGCCTATTAGTTATATATGTGCGGGCTTGGACCGCGTCTAAGATAACGCGCTGGTCGTACTCTGATAGCAACGCACTTAACTTCAAAGCTACGTTACCCTGATACAACTGGGGTGGGTTAATTACTTCTTGAGACTTATTAGGTTTTTTCTTAGTGTCTACCTGCTTAAATAATTTACGTGCAGCTTCTTCATCTTCCGCAGTCATTTCAAACGGCATACCAAGTTCTGCCATAAGTGTAGCAGTGACGGCGGCTGTTCTTACATTGTCTTGTAGGGTTTCCCCTAATTGCTCCGATAAATTATTCGGAACGGGGTGTTCATTAGTTGGCTCTATATTTAGCATGTTGCGGCAGTTTGTGCTGCCTCCTTTGGAGGAAAAGTTTGCGGCGCTCCCTTTGGATGGGTGAAATGTATCACACATATATAGTACGTGCAATAGGGGAGGTTGAGACTCCTACCCGGGGGGTCTTGCTATTAAATATACATAGACGCTTTAGCGGCAAAAAAG